GGCGTTGAAAATACCCTTAAACGCTACGAGGAAGCTCTTATTAAGGGGGTAAATCAAGTTAAGGCACTACGCAAGACAGGTACAGAGATAGATGAGATATACCTATTAGGATTAGGCGACCTCACAGAAAATTGTGATCAGTCGTTTTACAGCTCAATGCCCTTCAATGTTGAATTGTCGCTATCTCAACAATATCAATTAGCAAGGCGTATGATTATGAAAACTATTGATACATTTCTACCACTTGCAGACAATATAACTGTGTGTGGTATTGGTGGTAATCACGGAGAGATGACCAGATCAAGCAAAGGTCAAGTGTTATCTGATAGATTAGACAACTCTGATATGATGCACTTTGAGGTAGTCAAAGAGATACTTGCACAGAACGATAGATACAACAAAGTAAATGTCATACTACCTACTGACTATCATCACTTGCTAGATATAAAAGGTAAAGGTGTAGCTATTACACACGGACATATGACAGGTGGTGGTTCTGGTCCAGAAGGTAAGATAATGAAATGGTGGCAAGGACAGATGTTTGGTTGGTTGCCTAGTGGTGCAGCCGAGATACTTCTAACAGGTCACTATCATCACCCTAGATTACTAAGACAAGGTAGGCGTACTTGGTTTCAATGTCCAAGCATAGATGCAAGTAAAGACTTTACTGCAAGAACAGGTTTATGGAACGATCCTGGTGTGTTATGTTTTACAGTTAATAAAGATGGTTGGGATAACTACAGAATAGTTTAGACACAATCCTCAATCATATAAGCAATACAACCTACACATCTACCATCATAATTTAAGTTTGTTTGTGGTGATTCACCACACTCAACACATTCCCCTAACCAACGCAAGTCTTTCATTCTTCTTCTTGTTCTATTGTTGTGAGTAACTGTACATTTGGTAGTATTGCTAATAGTTGCAGTTGTCCGTTAGATAACATAATGCTTTTGCCCATAAATAATGGCTGATCCTTGTCATCTTTTCTTTGTAATAGTTCAGCTATCAACATACCTGTTGTTGCTTTGCTTAACATTACATCCAATATTTTTACTTCAGGCATTCTTTCTCCTTTTGTTTCCTCTTTTATAATACATTACCCAATAGCGATAACTTTCTAAATCAAGTGTGTATTTTGGCTTTTCCCTCATACAAAAATCCCACCTCTTTTGTAATTAATTTGTTATTGTCAAACTCTGTAGTTTGTGGCATAGATATTACAGACCATTGAAAGTCATAACCCTTACGCACTAAGTTGTGTATGTTCCAAGTCATAATTTTTTCATCATACTCTGTTAAATAAACAAACATCTTGCCTGTTTCAACTGATTTAATTATATTACTTTCAAACTTCTTTTTTTCAATAACCCAACTCCTGTATCGTTTATCTCTTGACTTGACTTCTACAATGTATCTCTCGTTCTCTGCATCATAAGGACTGTATTTATCTGCACACTCAATCAAATTTAACCCAGGATAAATCTCGTTTAGCTTGTCTATTATTTCTTTTTGTTTCATTCTTCCTCTGAATCTATTTCAATTACTTCAACATCTATAGGAATAAATTTAGGTTTTTCCATAATATTTATATCAAAGTATTCTCCGTGCCTAGTAAGTATTTGTATTATCATTTTTTATATCCGTGTCAAATACCAAACCACCTTGTTGATCAGCCCTTAATATTAATCTACCTACTAACTCTGCACATTGTGGCACAACTGCATTACCTAGAGCCATAAGTATTTGTTTACGATTTGGATAATCATTTGCTGATCTAGGCATTCCATATTCCCACAATGCAAAATCTATTATTTTATCTCTTAGTTGTCTAAAAATTTCTAGTGGTAATGTTTTTCTTTTTGAGGTTTTAGAACCTGTAAGGACTGTACCATAAGTTTCTTTCCAATCTCTAGCAGCTGCAGTAGGAAAACTATCTAGTGTATGTTGCCATACATTAGTCATACCTAATCTAGCCATCCATCCGGGAAACCCATTAGTCTGCCTACCCATCCATAGTTCAGCCTCTTGCCTATCATCTCTGGATTCTTCTCGCCCAACTCCATCTCCAATGTTGAGTTCCTTTTCCCTGCTCGTACTGATGGAGCGTAATTGTTTATTGGCTTCGGTGTCTGACTTGCTAATGGTGTACTCCATATCTTTGGATTCTCCCTTAGATTCCCTGACATCTTTCTCTTGGATTTCCTCTCCTTGTCGCCACGATATAGTGCGTTCTCCAGGGCCTTGCCTGTTCTCGGTGGTAGATGATCCATTGTGTTCGGTGTCTGCCAAGATGCCAACTCCAAAGAATCTTTTTCTAAGGTGTGCTGCACCAACTGATCTTGCTGATATAATTTGCCATTCAAATCTATAACACCTGCTCTTGGCAATATCTTTGATAACTCTTTCAAAGGCTTTCCCTTTGTTCGCTGTAAATAATCCTGGCACATTCTCCAAGATGAAGTATTGTGGTCGTAATACATCAATAAATCTCCATACTTCATCCCATAACCATCTTTCATCTTCTACTCCTTTTCTACTTCCTGCTGTTGAAACAGGTTGGCAGGGAAACCCTGCTGTCAATATATCAACTCTTGATAAATCAAGTGGATTAATGTTTTCTACTTTGTCGTTTATTACCAAAGCGTTGGGAAAATTTTTTTCTAGCACAGAGCAACAAAATTTATCCATCTCAATCATCCATTCGTGAGAAGTTGCAAGACCAGATCTTTCTAATCCGTACTCAATACCACCAATACCACTAAACAAACTACCTATTTTCATTTATATAATCCCTGCATTTTTTACAAAATGTACCTTTAATGTATGTTGGCTCACCGAACATATCAATTTCGCCTACACCACAACTAAGACAACGCACTCTTTAGCTTGTCAATCATAGCACTAGCATTACCCTTAGTAGCTTCGCCACTTGCTAAATATTTTTTAGCTTCAGCACCAAGTTCATCTTGTCCTGCATCAATACATTGTTCAATCAAACTGTTAATAAAGTTTTTTTGTCCATCACTTATAGGATCTTCCATCCACTTTCCTTCAGGTATCTCAGACATATCTTCCTCACTTTCTTTCTCTTTTACATTACCTAGTGTTTCTATTATATTATTAACTACTTCAGTATTACTAGCTCTTTTCTCAAATTCGTTTTTAAATTTATCTACATAATCTTCTACAAGTTTTAGAAATTTATCTACATTGTCGTTAGACCAATCCCCCACATTATCGCTAATAGACTTATCCATTTTAAATCGTGTCATAGATGTTTGATAACACTTTTTAGCAAAGTCTTTGTCCTCGTTGCACATACTAAATACCATTTCTTTTAGTTGTGGCTCTGTCAAACTAGAAGGGGATTTCGTACTCTCTTGTACTACTTGTTTTTTTTTAGGCGTTTCTTGATCTGGTTTTTGATTACCCACTTTAGACATTTCTTCTCTACTTGGTCGTGGCTTTGTGCTGCCTTGATACTTCCAGTTAGCCAATGCTCTACCGATTGCAGAAGTTTCGCAGTTTTCCATCCAAGCATCTGCATTAGCAAAACCACCTTGCCCTTTTGTTTCTTGTGCTATACCTGTGCTTACTGGTCTTGCATCTTCTTCTTGCTTAAATATCTCTGCTCTTATAGTGACACAAGTTCCCTCTGTTGTAATGTGTGCTATCTCTGTGCTTATTCTTGCGTTTGGATGATCTCTCCAAAATGCTTTTAATCTATCTTCTACTGTTTCATAATTATCTAAATTAAATTTAGCCATTATCTTTCTCCTGTTCTGTGTGCCTACAATGTTAGCTTGTAAGTAGGACAATATCTACTATAATAAAAGAAAACGATATTTGATTTATTCATTATTGTTTCCTTTCTGGAATAGCAGACTAGCAATAGTCTGCTATTTTATTACTCTGTGTATAAATACTGTGGATAACTCTGATATTTTTGAAAGTTCTTTGACCGACACCCCGGAAGCGTGTAAATTTTTTAGTGTTTCGTTTCTTATATCAGTAAAGTCCTTCAGTATTTGTTTAGCTGCCCATATCTCAGCTATTGTTTCTTTTAAAACATATATCTGCTGATCTATTTCCCTGGCTTTAGTAGTTTTTTCTATGTTATCCATAGATGCTTTTAATAATTTATCCATTAAGATTCCTCTCTTTAATTAATTTATATTGTTGAGTCTGCTTTTTTAACTGTAATTATATAACTTCCCATCTGTGATTCTTGTGAAACAATTTCTAACTTATTGTTCCTACAATATCTTTGCACATCATTAGTGCTTGGGAATATTCTATAAGATTTATTAAAAAAAACAACAATTTGCCTACAATGTGATGGCATATCAAGTTTTATCATATGATTAAGTATAAACATTTGTTAATAAATATGTGTTAATTTTATTAACTTTGTTTATCTGCTGATCTTATTTCTGCTATTGAAAACACTTGCATATTTAATGAGCTATGTATGTGCTTCAACATATCTTGTATATGTTCAATAGCTTTTTCCTCTGATTCTGTTGTAATGTACTTTGTTCCTACAACATTTACTCTAAATTTTTTCATTACTTTCCTTTCCTTACAAAAATATCAATTCCTGTTGGCGGCCCTGGAGTATTAGTCAAACCAATAGCATAAATTTCTAGCTCTTGATATGGCTGATCCACACCTATTTGATAGTAAATTGTAATTGGATCTTTGTCCTTAATGTGTTGCAGGGCATCCAACACATCCTCTTTAGTCCATCTATCCATCATTCGCCTACACTTTCTATATAATCTATTTGCTCACCATAACAATTAAAGCAAATAGGTGGCAAACCCATTGGTTGATCAGCCACCTGGAGATACTTGTAATTTGTATTTGCTTTAACATAAGTTGGTAAATATACTTCTTCTCCTGAATTACAAGGTTCACATATCCACATTATGTTATTTCCTTGTAACCTTGTTTTCGTAAAGATGTAACAAATTTATCTCTATGTTTCTTGTTTGAAAAAATTTTGATATCAAAAAATTTGCTCCCGTCTTTATGTTGTTTTTCACCATTGTAAAAGTTCACAACATATTTTGCTTTACCAATATTGTGTCTTATATTATATTCCATTATCCCTCCTGCAATTCGTATCTACTATCATCACATACATCATCAAAGTTGTATGCCTTGCCATCCCGATCGTAAACTTCATCCCATTCACAACCTTGATACCATTGTGTGTAGTGGCATATATCTAACGCAAAATTGTATGCGTAATCCTCCACTGAAATCTTTTCCCATTCCTCTTGAAACTCTTTCCAAGTTAATCCTGGGCCATTAGCATTCCAATCCTCCAAAGATGTAAATGCCTTATCATCTCCAAAGTATTCGCCTACACACTTATCGTTACAAAAATAATATGTATCTCCGTGATAGATATATCCTTTGCTCATACCACTTTTGCAGCAATCGCATTGTCTATAATATAATTTAGTTTTCATAAAACCCCCAATTCTTACAATTAGGGCAAACACAATCATCAAATAAATTTATGGAACATATCAAATCAGAATTAAGTTCAAACGGATAACCCAGATCCATAAGAATACCTAATAATTTTTCAACGATTCCATACAATTTATCTTTTGTTTCTTGTTTGGTAGTCATTGCTTTCCTTTCGTTTAATTAACTATCCTACATTATACCTACATTGTCGTAAAAGTAAACCATAGTTTATTATTTACCTACACATTCACCTACACATTCACCTACACATTTACCTACACTTTGATAGGATTAGCCAAAAAAAAAACTGATTCTTAAAGATCAGCCAAAAAAAAACTAATCCCAGGCAAGGGGCAGCCCGGAATTAGTTTTTTATTTATTTATTTGTTAGCTTAAATTAAATTTTTCAAATATTCTGTCTAATGTTTTTTCTAAAATGGTTATAAATTTATTTAAAAAATAACCAAATGAAACACACAAAACAACAATTATTAAAAACTCTGTTTCGTTTAAATACATTTTTTTCCTTTCTGTTTTGGATTAACTCCCACAAGCTAACAAAATTAAATTCATTAGCTTGAAGTAATTAATTTACAAATAATTCTGACGGATAATATCTCTCCAAAAATTCAAGCAGAATTTTTTCTTGTTCAGAATTTAATTTTGCATTTGTCCAAGGTTCAAACCAATCTTGAAATTGAATTTCGCCCTGCTGATCTTCAGGAATCCAAACGATCCTAGAGGCAGGGCCGCCACCTCCTAGAGTAATTATTATTTGGTGTTTAGTTTGAACTTCAGTTTCAACTCCGTAATTACCTCTTAATGATTCCTCTACCTCATCAACAATTTGATGATTAGGATTATCTTTGTTTAATTCAGAATCAACTATCGCCAACTCTTTTTTTGTTTCTTCCAGGAAATTGTTAGCGAACTCATTCGCCCTTTCCTGTATGGTTTTTTTTCCCATTTGTTTAACTCGCTTTCCGAACTTATTTATAAAGTTCTTTGAGGACACTCTCACAAATGCCCTCTAAGAATCTTATAATATTTTTCTGATTCTCATATTGTGACAAATTCCTATCGCCTCAATGTTCTCCATTTCGTTTAATGTGTCAATTACCCAATACAAAGAATCCAAATTCGTTGCAACTTTCGTAGTTATAAAAGAATCGCTTTTCTTTGTTGTGTTGTTAGGGTCTTTTCTAACTAACTTTCTTTCGTAATGGTATATTGTCCATCCGATACAATCTGAATTTTTTTGGGTAGAATTTGGGTCAAACTCATAACCTTGCCCAACTTCCTCAAAAAATGTTTTTAACTCCTTTTCGGAGTAAATTCCTTGTGAATCCTCCCAATAACAATGAAAATATGAAACATTATTTTTCATATCTCTCATTAATTCGTAATGGTCTTTTGTTTTTTCCATTTTATTCCCTTCCTAGATTCCAATGTTATTGATTTCTAATATTTGAGTTTCTTTACACTCAATACAACTTTTATAATCCATAAAAATTGTCTCGTTTTTTTCGTTTAGATATTCACTTATTCCATTAATTGGAGTATGTGAACAAGTTAATTTTTTTACTTCTTTATAAGTAAACATTTTACCCCTTTCATTTAATTAACCTAAGTTAATTTTAACATTTCCTGGCTGCTATTAAAACAACCTTTTTTTATTTTTTTTGCTGATCAGCTAAATTCAATTTTTTAAATATCCTTTATTTATGGCTTTGGCTGCTTGGACACTTGTTAAGCTCAAAAATTTAAATCTCTTAAATCGCTTTTAAATGCCCTGTTTATTTTCAAAACATTCCAAACATATAAAAACTCCGTTAAAAGATTCAAAATTAAATATTTGGAAATGCTTTTCGTATTTGCTTGGAGGAATCATAGAACCACAATTAAAACATTTATGAAAAGAATCACATAAACATTTTTTTATTTTGGTTCGCCAGGTCGCACAATTTTTGAATTTATTAATTATCTTGTTTATTGTTTCCATTACATAAATAAGACTGTAAGAGTTTTTGTATTTTTTCCGAGTTTCTCATATTTTTTTTTTGATAGGTTAGGAAGAAATAATATTACTGTCTTTGTCCATTTCAATAAACTACCCCCCATTTTTTATTAAAAATAATACACCCCATTTACACAATGTTTATAGGGGCAAATAAAAGCCTATAAAACCTACAAATATATGTCCGATAATATGTATTATGTTGCGTTTGCAAGGCGTAAGCTGATCATTGTACTGCATATGTTAATCTTGGCAGGCCCCTAGCGTAGCGTAAGACTTTGATCAATATGTGGAAACTTTACCTATCAAATACCTACTATATATTGTGTATTTTTAATGACATACTACATATAGTAGGACTACTATCACAATAGTATCTACTTGATCCTTCTACCTGTTTAAGTGTATTTTTACACTCTTTACATTTCTTCAATAAGAAAAGAATACTATAAAAAAAAATACAAAAGATTACTTCTCACCCTGTGTCATCCCTCCCAACCGATAACAAATCTGTTTATGACTTATTTTATATTATGAAGTAATAGGCTATTACCCTAGTTACTATGGTCCAGCTAGTCCACTTATCCTGTTGTCTGATCCGACATTTCTTTCTAAAAGCTGGAGAAATATCCTGTTTGTTGTTGTCATAATATCACACAGTTTCTATAATGCAAAGTATCTTAGGAAAGCCCTAAGATTTAGTTAAGAATAAATATCTATAACTAATAGAAAAGAAAGTATGCTTTTCATCATATAGCATTTGTGATTATGTGATTGATTCAAGTTTATTTTTTTTCTTTCATTACAGTAAGTGGACATACTGTACGAAACAAGCCCTGCTTTGGCAGGGTTTTGTTTATTGACTATAAATTGATTATGATATATAATTAAATTACTCATTTCATATGGGTATTAACTTCCCTGTTTGATTAACTCAAAACCCTAGCTAGTCTAGGGTTATGGATATAGAAGTACAAGACTGTGATGAATGTTGGAATCCTTATTGGGAAGATCAGCTAACTGATGGAGTCTGTGTAAACTGCAAGGATAAAAAAGAATATGCAGGTAATCCTAATTGGGCTGGGGATGACTAAAAAAAATTTTTTACGCCTTCGGCTTTTGTAAGCCTTCAGGCTTATGCCTACCTTTGATCCTAGGATAAGTTTTTGACTTGTGAGCATTACAATATCTGTACTTGTTATATTTTGAAATAACAGTATCACAATTTTCCTGCAAACAAATTCTTCCACTACTATATGAAGTAGAGGGTTTGTAATTAGGATATTTATTTCCTTTTATATAATCGCTCATAAAATATAGTATAGTTAGGAGAAACAATGCCATATCACGGAGGCAAAAAGAAAAAGAAAATGTCTAAAAAAGGCAAAATGAAAAGAAGATAGTAATGGCTACATATCAAGGAATGAAGGTCAAGCTAAACAACCCTACGGCTATTAGAAAGGGTGAACCTGGCTATGGTCGTAAATCAAAAAAGGTATTTGTTATGGATAATGGCAAAGTCAAAAAGATTATGTTTGGAGATCCAAATATGCCTATTAGAAAAAACAATCCCAAAGCAAGAGCTTCATTCCGGGCTAGACACAAATGTAGTACAGCTAAAGATAAGACAACTGCAAGATACTGGTCTTGTAGAGAATGGTAAAGGAGAGTTATGCCAAAAGGTAAAAAAGGTTATTCAAAAAAGCAGATGAAAATTGCAAGAGTAGCACCACCTAGAGATAAAATTACTGCTGCTGATTTTGCAGCTTTAAGAAAAAAGAATAACGGAAAATAATGGGAGCAGGTACAAAACACTATTTTAAAAGTGGCAAAGAGTACAAAGGCAAAGTCCATAAAATGAATGGTCAAATTCATACTGGAGCTAAACACTCTAAGTCATCTAAACAAGTAGTGCATTATGGTAAGTTGTCAAAATCTGCAAAAGCAAAAGCTAGAGAGAGTTGGAAATAATGGCTATACCAGCAAGTGCAAAAACAGCATTACAGAAAAAAGCAAAATCTAGTGGTATCTCTTATGGCACATTAGCAAAAGTATATCGTAGAGGACAAGCTGCTTATATGAGTTCAGGATCAAGACCAGGCGTAAGTATGGGAGCTTGGGCTATGGGCAGAGTCAATTCTTTTATTAGAGGTTCAAAAAAACACGATACAGATTTAAGGTAATGTCAAGAAGAACACAACCTTATCGCTTTGGTGTACCTGCAAAATATTTAGAAGGTTTATCAGATTCTGCTGCAAGAAAAAGAGCAGCAGAGATTAAAAGAACTGCCAAGGCATACAAAGCAGGTAAGAAAGTAAACATTAGAAAAGTACAAAAGTCAAGAATGTCTGATAAAAAAAGATAATGGCTGAAAGAAAAACTTGTCTAAATCCTGGCTGTGAAAAAAAATTTACAGCAAAACATAACAACAAAAAATATTGTACAGTTCAATGTTCTCGCAAAGCACAACACAAAAGAAGTAAAGCAAAAAAGAAAAAAGAATTTACTTCACAGATGACTGCATCAAGAGGTGAATACTATCAAGATTACATAGAAAATTTTGCAGCAGAAGTAGAAGAAAATCTTATAAACAAAAAAGATGTTGCAGAAATCTATGGTGTTAATAAATCTCTTATTACAAAAATGCACGAAGCATATCTTATTGACAAAGACAACCTAGAAAAAAAGAAAGATTGGACAACACCAAAGGATGCAATCAAATCATTAGATAAGTTTGAGGATTTTAGAAACAGATACTTTCAAACAGAAACAGGTGAACAATACGAAACAGCAGACTTTCATAAAAGATGGATTGCAAGTATCTTAAAAGCTATAGATAATGGTGGAGAGCAAATGATACTTAGTCCTCCAAGACACGGCAAAACAGACTTGCTTACACACTTTGCAGTATGGCAGATTTGCAAAAATCCTAATGTGAGAATTATGTGGGTAGGTGGTAATGAAGAGATAGCAAAAAATGCAGTCGGTGCTGTAGTTGATCATTTAGAACATAATGAAAAACTTATAGAAGATTTTTGTGGTCCTGGAGAAACATTTAAACCAAAAAACAGATCTGGAAAGTCTTGGACATCAGGTCAGTTTACTATTGCCAACAGAACTGTAACAGGTATCAAATCGCCAACTATGGTAGCTGTAGGAAAAGGTGGCAAGATATTGTCAAGAGATTGTGATTTGATTATTGCAGATGACATTGAGGATCACGGCACAACGATACAACCAAGTGCTAGAGAACAAACAAGACAATGGTGGACAACAACTTTGTCATCTCGTAAAGAGGAACATACAGCTATTGTTGTCATAGGTTCAAGACAACACCCTGAAGATTTATATAATTTTTTGCTAGAGAATCCACAGATGGACAAGATAGTAGAAGAAGCACATAACACAGAATGTGTATTGCCTGAAAGCGATATAGACTTGCATACAGATTGTATGCTATGGGCAAACAAGAGAAGTTATAAATGGTTGGTGTCAAGATTACAAGCTGCTGAAACTACAGGTGGCAAAGCAATATTTGAAATGGTATATCTCAATAAAGCATTTGCAGAGGGTATAGCTATGTTTGATGTAGAAGAAGTAGATTTATGCAGAGATGTAAATAGAGTTGTAGGTCAAGTACCAGCAGGTTGTCGTTTGGTAGCAGGATTAGACCCTGCATCAACAGGTTATCAAGCTGCTTTCTTGTGGGCTATCAATACAGAAACAGGCAAAATGTATATGGTAGATATAGAAAACGAACAAGGTGGTGGGATTATACAAGCCAAAAAAACAATAAAGAAGTGGTATGAGAAATATAATCTTGCTCATTGGGTTATAGAGGAAAACGGATTTCAAAGAGCCATACGACAAGATAAAGATTTAAAAGAGTATTGTGCAAGAATGGGTATCTATTTAGAAGGACATCAAACACAAAAAAACAAATTTGATCCTATCTTTGGTGTTGGAAGTATGAGAGAATTGTTTAAAGAAGGATTAATAAGTTTGCCTTATGGTAGTGCAGAAAGCGAAACTAAGAGTAATATATATCGTAGGCAACTAATTTATTTTTCTACAGGTGCTAGTAAGCAATCTGGCAGAAACAACAAGAGTGATGTTGTTATGGCAAGTTGGTTTCCTATGCGTGTAATTAGGAGATTACAGAAGGAAAGACTAGCAGAAGTAGGATTAGATTATAAACCTAGTTTTGGAGAATGGAATTTAACTAATATGAACGAAAGCCCTTGGGGATAATGACACCAGAAGAAATACAATATCAGATAACACAGTTGCATTATGACAATCAGAGTGCTTACTCCACTAGAGGTCGTATTCGTGCAATAATGAATGGTGGCCCTGATGGGATTATGGCTTTGTTAGGCGATCAAATACAAGGATTTCAAGACTTTCAAATACCTGTACCTAACTTGATGATGTCAGGTTTAGAACATTTATCACAAAAGATAGGTCGTATTCCAAACTTAAAAGTAGATGTTCCAAACAATAAAGATTCTGACAGGGCTAGAGCCAAAGCAGATAAGATAGCTCGTATAGTAACTTCATATGATGACACACAGAAACTAGATTTACAAATGCCACAAGTAGGTAGATGGCTACCCGGTTATGGTTTTGCAGTATGGGTAATTAGAGAGAAGAAAGGACCTGATGGAACGCCATATCCTTGTGCAGAACTGCGTGATCCTTACAACTGTTTTCCTGGATATTTTGGTGCAGATCAGCAACCTAAAGAAATGGCGATAATTCGTAGAGTTCCAAAGACTGCATTGACAAAAGCATATCCACAGTTTTCTGACAAAATAAATAGCAAAGATTTTTACAAGGCAAATAATCTTGGTATAGGTAGTGCTTATGCTTCTGCTTACACAGATTCTTACAATGGCTCTTGGGCAAACTCAAATGGTGAGGGAGATCTGATTGCAGAATATTACAATGAAGAAGGTACATACATATTCCATATGACATCTGGAACTATACTTGACTTTATTCCAAACCCACTTGATAGTGGTCCATCATTTGTTGTTGCAAAGAAGTTTGCTTTTGACAGATTGCAAGGACAGTATGACCAGATCATAGGACTTATGGCTTCTATGGCAAAGATAAATGTAATGTCTATAATCGCTATGGAAGATGCAGTATTTACAGAAACAAACATATCAGGAGAGATAGAATCAGGACAGTATCGTAAAGGTAGATTTGCCGTAAACTATCTAGCTCCAGGTACACAAGTAAGTAAACCTGCATCAAATGTTCCTTATCAAATATTTCAACAAATAGACAGAATAGAAAGACAACTTCGT